AAAAATACTAAAAAAAACAAATAAAACGATAATGGATATAAACGCTAGTATATATGTAGAATAATTGACCTTTACTTTGTTGGATTTAATTATTGATAAATCGTGAGGTCTGAAATCTGCTGCATAATTTAAACCAGGGAAATTACTAAAATAACTATTAAAACTTTTCATATAATCAGCCATTCTATATATAGTATTAAGTTTTTTTTCTATAAAAAAGACAGTATGCTTTTGATGATACTATATTACTTTTATCTTTTACCTCATTAACATCTATATCATCGTATAAATACCATTTCCCATTTTGGTTCTTAATATAAGCATTGTAATGACCACCGTCGGTTCCACCAATGTGATTACAAACTCCTATTAGATGATAAACATATGAATCAGGGTTGTAGCCTTCAACATAGGATGTCATGTCTAGATTATCAATTGGAAAATCAATGTGTGTATTATTTTTTTTTAATGTTTGTGTAAAACGTTTAATGTCTATAATCATTATTTTAGGCAAGCTCCAAAACGTAAGTTTTTTTATTATATTTTCTTTTGTATTGGTTTTTTCATTATACCATGCATTGTCATGTTCTAGTAATTCTTCTTCTAAATAATTATTAAAACAATTATATAAATTAGGGTTGTCTACATTTGGGATAGACAGACTAATGTTCATAAAAGGTTCAGGTGTAGAACTTAGTAGTTTATCTCCACTGACAGAAACTATATTGGATACATGTATTCCATAAAAGTATGTTAATATTTCAGAAAATTCTTTTTTATACATTGTTTTCATCATTTCGTAGCAGGTTTTAGCGATTTTATCTCTTTCATTTATAATAGAACCATCTATGGTCATATTAACTTCTCTTGCTAAGGCGGTATGAAAACAATCAATACTAAATAGAAGAAACTCAGGTAGATCATTTTGTGCTATACCTGTAAATATGTCTTTATCTTTAATATGTGATATTTTTCTTACAGCATTTATAAATCTACCAGGACATATAGAACAATTTTTGTTAAAGATAATTTGTCTTAAATTATTGGCTTCAATTAATAAGATACTTTCGGGTTTATTATTTAATTTTTTTAAAAGATTATCGTTATCAAATAATAGATTTAGTTCATTAATATTAAATAAGCATTGCATGGCAGAATTGATAAAACATGTGTTTCCTAAATTTTGAAGACCTGACAATCCTTTATCAGAGTATTTATCAGCGTATTTATCAGCCATTATTTATACTGGAATAATAATATTTAAACATATTTTGTTATAATATAATATGAATACAAATACAAATACAAATACAAATACAAATACAAATACAAATACAAATACATTAATGAATTATATTAATTATTCTAGAGAAAATCAAAGAATTTATCGTTACATTTTAGAGAATACATGTGATAACGATCGCAATATGAAGAATTTAATATCAAGAGAGATGGAGATATCTAATAGAAATCTCAATCGTATATACCCAACCCAGAGTAGACCTAATCAGCAATTTAACACCAATAGATTTAACACCAATGGATTTAACACCAATGGATTTAACGCCAATGGATTTAACACCAATAGATTTAACACCAATGGATTTAACACCAATGGATTTAACGCCAACACAATAAACTCTTTACCTGTTAGAGTAACGCCGACATTTAATCAGATAAATGATACAACTACAACATCAAACTATTCAGAATTGTCTCAAGAGGAAAGAGAACGATATCCCAATTGTTCCATAACATTAAATAACTTTACAGATGATACGCGTGTTATGAAAATTAATCATTGCGGTCATGTATTTTCAGAAGAAGGTTTAAGAGGACATTTTAACAATAGTGTTACATGTCCTATTTGTAGACACGATATAAGACATTACGATAATTCAGAACGATTCTTGACGGTTTTACGTAGCGAGTTACAGGATGCATTAATTGATAACTCGTTTAATGTTGATATATCCAATGATACATTAATAATATCATATTCGCTATATGGTAATTACAATTAAAATTGAATATAACTATATTTTTATAAGATATAATTATACTAATGTTACAAGACGTAAAATTAATAGATTTTAAAACATCTGAAATCAATACAGAAAAACAGCAATTTGGTAAATGTAATTTGATATTCAGGATTCAGATGTTTGGTATAAATGAGAAGGGTGAAACATTCTCTATTTTCGTAGATGATTTCAAACCTTTCTTTTATATTAAAACACCTCAAAAATGGAATAGGAAAAACGTAAACGAATTCACTAATTATTTAAAGATGCATATTGGTGAATATTATGAGGATAGTATATCAGCGGTTTTATTTATAACAAAAAAGAAATTGTATGGTTTTGACGGACAGACATATCATAAATTTATGTTAATACGATTTCATAATATGAGATGCTATAATAAAGTGAAGAATATGTGGTATCATGAAGATAAAGAAAAAGAAAATAGATTTGACAAATCGCGCGGTGCTTGGTGTTTGAAACCACAAGGATTTAAATATAAGAAAAATGAACCAAGTTTATATTTGTATGAATCAAATATAGCGCCTATTTTGAAATTCTTTCATAGAATGAACATAAGTCCATCTGGATGGATTCAAGTAGATTCAAATAATATTGAAAAGCACAACAATAAATCGACCAATTGCAAGTATGAATTTTCAGTTCCGTTTTTGAAAATTGTTTCTCTTACCGAAAAAGAGACGATGGTCCCCTATAAAATATGTAGTTTTGATATAGAAGCGAGTAGTAGTCATGGTGATTTTCCATTGGCAATTAAAAAATACAAGAAGAATGCTTACAACTTTATGGAAATTTTTGATGAAGAGCCTGCGCAAGCGAAAAAAAGTAATATTCTTGAAATGCTGATAACAAGATTTATAAAAACAATGTTTGGATACGATAACATGAATGATGTAGATAATGTTTATCCTAAAATAATGCCATCCGAGACTGATTTAGAAGGTATAATAAGCAATATTTTAGATAAGAATATATCGCAATTTAAAGTAGACACCGAAGAATTGATAGAAGAGGAAGAGGTGGAGGACGATGAAGAGAATCAGGATGAGATGAAAAAGACGAGAGCACGAAAATGTAACAACGATAAAACAATTATAGAAAATTTACTTGATAATTATGTGCGTGAACGTAAGGTTGATATAATTAAACGTGCATTTAATAGTGAGCTTCCTTCACTTGAAGGAGATAAGGTTACATTTATTGGATCAACATTTATTAAATATGGCGAAGATAAACCCTATTTAAATCATTGTATTTCGTTGGATACATGTTGTGACATTGAAGGTGCTGAAATAGAATGTTATAAAAAAGAAAAGCAATTGTTGTTTGCATGGCAAAAATTAATACAACGCGAGGACCCGGATATTATTATTGGTTATAATATTTTTGGATTTGATTATTCGTTCTTGTTCGACAGAGCACTTGAACACGGTGATGGATGTGTGGAAAAGTTTCTAAAACTGACGCGAAATATAAATGATTCTGCAGGTACGCCGCCCGACCCATTAGGTTGGCGACCGCAAACAAAATGGAAAATTCAAGAAACCACTACGTTTCTTGCGAGTGGGGAACATAATTTAAAGTATTTTGATATGACAGGGCGTCTACAAATAGATTTATATAATTTGTTCAGAAGGGATTACACTATGGATTCTTATAAATTAGATTTTGTCTCAGGATATTTCATTGGAGATATTGTAAAATCTCTTGAATACAAGGATAATAAAACCGTAATTCATAGTAAAAATTTACATGGTTTGGAAAACAATAATTATGTAGTTTTTGAAGAAATAGGACACTCAAGTGATATGTATTTGGAAGGTCGTAAATTTTCAATAAAGAATCTGGATTCTAATGCAGGAACATTTGAAATTAATGCAATAATAGAACCGGACATGAATAAACAGGTTAAATGGTGTTTGGCAAAAGATGATGTCAGTCCGCAAGACATCTTTAATTTAACCAATAAAGGTCCTGAGGAGCGTGCAATTGTAGCAAAATATTGTATTCAGGATTGTAATTTAGTGCAAAATCTGTTAAGCAAGATAGATGTCATAACAGGATTTATAGAAATGGCGAATATTTGTAGTGTTCCGATGAGTTATTTAGTTTTGAGAGGACAAGGAATAAAGCTAACCAGTTTTATAGCTAAAAAATGTCGCGAAAAAGAAGTAGCTATTCCAGTATTGGAAAAATGTTCGGATGATGACGGATATGAAGGGGCAATCGTGTTAGAACCAAAGTGTAATATTTATACAGATGACGATCCGGTTGCAGTTTGTGATTACAGTTCGTTATATCCTTCGTCTATGATAAGTGAGAATATTTCGCATGATAGTAAGGTTTGGACAAAAGAATATAATTTGGAAGGTGAATTAATATGTGAGACAGGTGACAAGGATTGTAGTGGTAATTATATGTACGATAATTTAAAAAATTATAAGTATGTAGATATAACATATGATACATATGAAAAGATAAGAAAGACGCCAAAGGGCGCGGAAATTAAAATAAAAAAGGGATATAAAATTTGTCGTTTTGCACAATTTCCACATGGATATGCTGTTATGCCTTCTGTATTAGATGAATTGTTGGCTGCGCGAAAAGCAACGAAAAAACTTATCAAAACAGCTCCAAATGAGTTTATGGCAAATATTTATGATAAGCGTCAATTGTCTATTAAACTTACAGCAAATTCATTATACGGTCAATGTGGTGCTAAGACAAGCACGTTCTATGAAAAAGACGTAGCAGCATCAACAACGGCAACGGGTAGAAAGTTATTGATATATGCCAAAAACATTGTGGAATCGGTTTATAAAGATAAAGTCTGTAGTACGAGTAAAGGAGAGATTAGAGTTGATGCGGAATATGTTTATGGAGATACTGATTCGGTGTTCTTTAAATTTAACCCCACAGATCTTGACAATAACAAAATAGTAGGCAAAGATGCCTTACAAATTACTATTGAACTGGCTCAAGAAGCAGGTGAATTGGCGACGAAATTTTTAAAATATCCACATGAACTTGAATATGAAAAAACATTTACACCATTCATCTTGTTATCAAAGAAGCGTTATGTAGGCATGTTATATGAAACCGACATAAATAAATGTAAGCGTAAAAGTATGGGAATAGTATTAAAACGAAGAGACAATGCTCCGATAGTGAAGGATGTTTATGGTGGTATAGTAGATATTCTGATGAAAGAACAAAATATAAATAAAGCGATATCGTTTACGAAAGATTCTATTGCGGAACTCACATCGGGAAAAACACCATTAGATAAACTAGTTATTACAAAATCGCTTCGTTCAAATTATAAAAACCCGAACCAAATTGCTCATAAGGTATTGGCGGAAAGAATTGGCAAACGTGACCCAGGTAATAAACCAAAGGCGGGTGACCGCATCAAGTTTGCATATATTAAAAGCGATGAAAAATTGCAAGGAAACAGAATAGAACTACCTGAATATATTAAAGAAAATAAACTAGAAATAGATTACTCGCATTATATTACAAATCAAATAATGAAACCATGTCAACAATTGTTTGCATTGGTCTTGGAAAAATTGCCTGAATATGAAGAAAGAGAATCTAATTATGGAAAAAAACTTGAAATTATAAGACAAAAATATGGGGGAGACGAAGAGAAATTTGAAAAGAAAGAAGAAGAGTTAAGAGGTAAAGAAATCAAAGAAATTTTATTTGATTGCTTTATACCAAAGAAAACGAGGACTAAGAAAGGAACATCAATTGTTCCCTCATATATTCCATCAGATATTCCGTCAGATGTTCCATCATTTTATATCTAAGATTTTATAATAAGTTTTTTTGGTTTTCGTTTTTTTTTAGGTTTTTCATATGATACGGTATCTTTCATCCATTCTAATATAGGCTGTGTAGACGAGGACGTTATCAATCTTTTAAGATATTTATAAGGTTCAATATTTATACGATATCCATCATCATTATTATAAAGCAATGAATATTTGGGTATTTTATTTAGTTGAATAGAAGGTGGTTTTATAAAATAAAATTCATTAAGTCTTATTTCATTCAGTAATTTAAATGTTACCGGTTCTCCCTTAGTTATCAATACAATAGGTAACTCATACACAATAGCTAATATTCTAATATCAAGTTCGGTTAAATAGTAATCACCTGTGATTATTAGATCTTCTAATCTAATTTTATTTTGTAATACTTTTTGTAATAAATATCGTTTGCCTTGGCTTTCTAATATTATTCTTACTTCATTAGCGTATGGCTTAAAAAATTTACCTATATATTCTCTTGCGAGAATAGATTTTAAATCATTGACACTTACTTTTTCTTTTTTAAAATCATTAATAATGTCTACCATTATTCTAAAAGAACATTCTTCACTATTTTTGTAAGTTTGCATCATTGTTTTTGAATTAAATAATTTAGTAGAAAGTGTTTTACCTATTAAACTTAATGGTATTCTTTTTCTTGCCATAATACATTCTTCCAATTCTTCATCTAATTTTTTAGACAAACTCATGTTGTTGCTTAGATTCAAATGAACGTTAGGCTGAATGTCATCAAATACATTATGTTTCGTGTAATAATTAGATTGTCTCGGTATTAGATTTTCAAAATATTCTTGCGTTAAAAACATTTCTAATAAAATTATTTCGTCTTCTTTTAGATTATAGTGGACCGGTTTTAATGATAAATATATTTGTGGTTTTAATATAAAGTTTCTTATAAGATTATATCTTAATAATTCATCGGATAATCTACCAAAATATATTTTTTCATTGTCTATATTGGTTATTAAATGTTTTTTTGGTATAACTAATAAGCATTTATTATCATCCATTAAACAAAATTTGTTATCATTACAATTAGGATTATTATAACATGTCGTTAATTCGTTAATGTAGTTAATTATTGTATCATCGTAACCTTCTGTAAATTTAATAAAATTAATTGTTAATTTTTTTAAAATTAAAACTAATTCATCTAATTTTTCTGTGTATAATTTTTCATTATCATTAATTGTTTCTTCTATTACTTTTCTGGTTTCATAATTTTCAGGATCTAATAACAAACCTTTTATGGTTATTCTAAAAACATTATAAAAATTGGTTTCTAACTTTATTTTTTTAACATACAATTCTCTTTCAGTATCTTTTGCGTCAGTAGTTAAGGTTTCAGAATCTAGTGTGATATGATTATAATCGCTAATTGGTTCTAATTCATCCATTACGGTATTGTCTTCTGGTGTTTCTATCATAACAAATTGGTTTGTTTCAGTAATAATACCTACGACTAAATTATCTTCCAATACTTTTTTAACCGGTTTACAAGGTATTTTAAGTTTTTGGGATATTTCCATTAAAAAATTCTTTGTTGATATATAATCATTCCATATATCATCTGAATCCATATATTTATATGGTATATCTAATAAAAGGTTGGATTGTAGTGTAGGTACAAAACCTGTAAATCCTTGATTTGTAACCATAAGTCCAATAACTTTACCATTATAATTAATAATTTGCATATCAACATCATAATCTAATGTTTTCAATAATTTTATAATTTCTATAGAAGATAAATTTTCTTTGAATTCATAAACCAAATTACTTCGTTTAGGTTTACATTGTATTTCATAAATTTTTTTAATAAATTTAATAGCACGTTTTACATTAGGTAAAAGATTCTTATCGTATTCAGAGAATGCCTTCTTTATTTGTATTTCATTATTTTCACCATTAGTGTAAATGTAAATAGGTTCATAATATTCATTATTTTTATACAGAAATAATGTGCTTTTATTAGTATTATATGAGTTATTTGAATAGAAGTTAGTGGGACAAATAACATTAATATCATTCGTTAAATCGTTATTGGTTTCTTCAAGTATAACCAAATTAATACCACGTTTGAATAATAATTCATTTGGAGTTGTTATAATATCCCATAGATAAGTGTGGTCTATTATTATGGTTTCATTTTTTAAATAAAATATGAAATTAATATAAGCTTTTATAATGTTCGTAAGAGATTTTATTTGATTTTTATTTGAGAAATCTACTGTTTTATATAAATAAGATGTTTTATAATCGTTTATATCAACTTCTATATCATTATTATAGAAAATAGAAGGTAAATTCCCATTGTGAAAAGTTAAAAATGTATCCAAAGACAGCGAGTTTATGATTCTATCTTTCATTTCTTTAATAGATAATACCTTATCTTTGGCTAATGAATCGGCAAAACATGCAATGAAAGATTGATTTTTGCTTGATTCAACACCTTTTCTTAAAATATATGGCTTATATTTTATTATTTTATAATTATCACGACTGCGTTCATTGCTATCAAATCCGAAAAACACCTCTAGACTTAATGGTATATATCCCCATCTATTTTGTTCTAAGGGCATTTTTTCGGGACCTTTAATATATTCATCGTCTTTTACATTAATTTTTAAAATCTTGGGTTTTCTTTTATCTGTATCGGTTAGGCATTCTTTTCTTCTGTCTTCTTGTGATTTACTATCCCACGCCTTAAAACAGCATGGCACGCACAATCCATCAGGATGAGAATCGTCTTTTGTAAATCCTGGATATGTAGTAACGTAATTACCGTCTTTATCAACATTTGGAGAATTGTTGACATCTCTACCCTTGAATTCGTATATATAAGCGCCTTTAGGAACTTTTTTCGCACCAAATGGTATTACTTTACCACCACATTTTCCAGCTTTAACATCTTCTTCTGTTAGAGAAACGTTATTTTTTAGACACCAATATCTAGGACATATATACCAATGTTGTTTAGATTTACTAGAACCATATCTAAGTGCTTCTTTATAAGAACCCGGATGTTCCTTGTCTATTTTAGCTTTTTCTTCGTCGGTCAAAATTACTGGTTGTCGCCTATAATTTGATGGACATAATCTTGAATATGCATTATATTTACCTTCTTTTTTTGTTAAAAACAATTTTGGATCTCTTTCTTGTAATCTTTTTTCAAAAGGATTAGGATTAGATAATTTTAATCCTGTTAAATCTGTTTCCATATCGTCATCGTCACTATCGGTGTCATCACCACCACCTTTTATGTCTTCTTCGTCGTCGTCGTCTTCGTCTTCGTCTTCGTCTGAGCTGAGCGGTGTAGGTGATTCAAAATCATCTATAACCATATCACCGACGTCTTCCGCGTCATCATCGTCTTCATCTACGATGTCAATATCGCCCGCGTCTTCCACGTCATCTTCCATGTCATCTTCCACGTCATCTTCCACGTCATATTCGTCTTCATCCACGATGTCAATATCGCCCGCATCTTCCGCGTCATCTTCCACGTCATCATCGTCTTCATTCACGATGTCAATATCGCCCGCGTCTTCCACACCATCATTGTCTTCATCCACATCATCCATATCTATTTTGTCTTTTTTGATACTATCATAAAGCTCTGCTTTTGTTGTAGGAGGAGACAATTTTACTTCTTCAGGTTCTGGTACACTGGGTGTTTTAATTATTAATTTTTTAGGTTTAGATTTAGATTTAGATTTAGATTTAGATTTAGATTTAGATACGGTGGGTGTAGGTGTAGGTCTAGGTGTAGACAATTCTTCGCTGATAGTTTTTGGTGGTTCGGGGGGAGGAGAGGAAGGAGTAGGTGGTTCGGGTGGAGGAGGAGAAGGAGTAGGTGGTTCGGTTGATTTAGATTCTGGTACACCTTGCACATCAAAAGTTTTTGATTCTGATACACCTTGCACATCAAAAGTTTTTGATTCTGATACAGCTATAGGTTTCGGTTTAAACATATCACTCTTGTCATCGCCCACAGCACCATCACCCGCTGCATCGGCACCATCATCCTCATCATCATCATCATCATCATCATCATCATCATCATCATCAAATAACTGATCTAATATATTGGATTGTTTACCTAAACTAATCGGTTTAGGTGTTATTTGTGGTGTTTCTTTAGCTTTATTGCCATCTTCAAAACTTTTTAATTTGTTATTACATAATGATTGCACTTCTTTGTCGTCAATAGTATCGGGTATTAAGCCTTGTGATAGTCTTATTAATGTATCTAAATAAATAGGTATAGTTTTGATATAATTAATATTATTTATGTTATTAACACTGATATTAATACTGTTTGTGTACTGCTCTTTTTTAATTATAACTTCAAATCCTGGATTAGATTTAACCTTTAATTTTTTGGAATCATTTATATCTAATTCAATTTGAACGCTGTTATAAAATTCTCTAATTTTTCTTTCAGCATCTTCTCTTAATAAAGAGAAATTTTGTTGTAATAAAGATACCAGTTCTTCTTGTGACTTTCTAAGACTTAATTGATTAGTAATAAATGCATTTAAACTATCCATTTCATTAAAATTAGAAACACGTTTAAATCTTAGAAATATTTCTTTATTTAGGTCATCTTTATAGACATTAAAAACATCATTTAAACAACCTAAATATTCGGAAACTACCATTTTTTTTTTGATTGACAAATTAATAAAATATGACATGTCATTAACTTCTATATTATCATTGTAAATACTTTCAAACATGGTAAATGTGTATCCACTTTGCTCTAAAAAGTTTTTAATAATAAGGATGATAGGATTAACATTTTTTTTAATAGTCTCTTGAAGTTGTATTAAGCTAACGGGAAATTTAAAATTCTGTATTTCAACCGAAATAGAACCGTCTTCTTTAAACGTACATATTATTTCCAAATCATTTTCGTCAATTAATAAACATGCCACACTTTTACTTTTACCAATTATTTTTTTAAATTTGAATATTTTAGCTTTGTTTAAAAATGGAATTTTGTTCCCATTTACTGCGGTTTTATCAGTAAATAATCT